ACCTGCTGCGCGAATACGACGGCAAAGTAACCGTGAAGGTGCTTGGCCTGGCGGCATCGGCGGCATCGATTATCGCGATGGCCGGTGATGATGTACAGATCGGACGCGGCGCCTTCCTGATGATCCACAACTGCTGGGTCTATGCGATGGGTAACCGTCACGACCTGGCGCAGATCGCCGCTGACATGGAGCCGTTTGATAAAGCGATGAGCGATATCTACCAGGCACGCAGCGGTCTTGATGCCGCCACCGTCGAAAAGATGATGGACGGCGAAACATATATTGGCGGCAGTGACGCGGTGGCGAAAGGATTTGCTGACAGCCTCCTCTCCGCTGATGAAATTGCTGACGACGACGACAGCCCGGCGGCGGCGCTGCGCAAGCTTGACGCGCTGCTGGCCAAAACCGATACGCCGCGCTCTGAGCGTCGAAAACTTCTTAAAGCCTTATCCGGCAGCAAGCCAGGCGCTGCTGCCATCCCTGAAGGTACGCCGGGCGCTACCGAAGAAATCAACCCTGACAATATCAAACAACTTGAAGACGCCCTGGCGGCGTTCGGCCAATAAGGAAAGACCATGTCTGAAGTTAACGAATTACTGAAAAAAGTTTCTGCGAAGCTGGAAGAAGTTTCCGGCACTTTCAGCCAGAAAGCCGAGGACGCGCTGAAGGAGGCTAAAAGCTCTGGTCAGCTGTCTGCGCAAACCAAAGAGGCAGTGGATAAAATTGCCACTGAACACAATGCGCTGAACGATGCGCTTAAGTCGCTGAAATCTTCAGTAGGTGAAATTGAGCAGCAGGTCGCTCAGATGCCGCTGGCCAGCGCTGCAAAAATTATCGAGACCGTCGGCCAGACCGTTATCAGCAGTGAAGCGCTGAAAGCGTTCGCGGCAAGCGTTGAAGGCGGCAAGCGCGTCAGCGTTCCGGTTAATGCTGCGCTGATCTCCACTGACGTGGCAACCGGCGTGGTCGAGCCGCAGCGCCTGCCGGGTATTGATACCGCGCCGAAGCAGCGCCTCTTCATCCGGGATCTGATTGCTCCGGGGCGCACCTCGGCGCCAGCCATCTTCTGGGTGCAGCAGACCGGATTCACCAATGCGGCGAAAGTCGTGCCGGAAGGCACCGCCAAGCCGTACAGCGATATCCAGTTCGCCACGCAGATCACTCCGGTGACCACCATCGCGCACATGTTCAAGGCGTCCAAACAGATCCTGGATGATTTTGCGCAGCTGCAGTCCACTATCGACGCTGAAATGCGTTACGGCCTGAAATATGTCGAAGAGCAGGAGATTCTCTTCGGCGATGGTACCGGCGCGCACCTGAAAGGCATCGTCCCACAGGCATCTGCTTATGACGCTGCCTTTACCGTTGAGCAGCAGAACGGCATCGATGATCTCCGCCTCGCAATGCTGCAGGCGCAGCTGGCGCGCTTCCCGGCTTCCGGCCACGTCCTGCACTTCATCGACTGGGCGAAGATTGAACTCACCAAGGATACGCTGGGCCGCTATATCCTGGCGAACCCGGCGGCCCTGACCGGGCCAACCCTGTGGGGCCTGCCGGTGGTGGCGACCGAAGCTGCCGCATTCCAGGGCAAGTTCCTTACCGGTGCATTCAACGCCGCTGCCCAGCTGTTCGACCGTGAAGATGCCAACGTGGTGATCTCCACTGAGAACGCCGACGACTTCGAGAAAAACATGATCTCGATTCGCTGCGAAGAGCGCCTGGCGCTGGCGGTGAAACGCCCGGAAGCTTTCATCTACGGATCCTTCACTGCGCCTGCTGCTGGTGGCGGTGCGTAATCCTTAACGGCGGCCTGCGGGCCGCCTTTCGTTTTCCTTTAAGGAGACAGCCATGAAGCTGATCGCTATCAAGCCCATTTACTTTGAAGGCAGCGTGCTCACTGAAGGCACCGAGTTCGAGACGCTGGAACAGCATGGTCGCGAGCTGGTGGTACGCGGTTATGCCGCAGAACCCGGCGCAAAAAAACCGGGACCGGAGAAAGACCCCGATCCAAAAGGAAAGGGCAAAAGTAAGTAAGGGGCGCGCATGCTGATTAAAGAGCAGGTTAAGACGCACTGTCGCATCGATGCCGAAAACACTGCAGAAGATGCCTGGATTGAAACCAGCATAAAAGCCGCGGTGCGGTATGTGCAGAGATGGACCCGCCGCCGGATTTATGAAAAGGCTGATGACCCGCTTTATATGGCCGATCCCGACGCGTTGCTTTATGGCGAAGATATCGAAATTGCTATGTTAATGCTTATCGCACACTGGTACGCAAACCGGGAGGCGGTAATCACTAATGGCACTTCATCCGCTGTTGACCTGGCGGTTGAGTCGCTACTTCAGCCATATCGGATTTATGGGGTATAGGTGGCGGAATGGCTTGTCGTGGTTGCGCTGCTCGACGAGAGTGGCTGAAAAAATGGATGGAGATTGCCTATGAACGAGCAACAGGTAAACGAACTGCTGAAAGCGCTGGAGCTACAGACAAAAGCGCAGAAAGACCAGACCGCTGCGATAAACCGCCTGGCGGAATCCAATGAAGCCCTGGCTGCCGTGATTTACCAGTCGATGGTCTCTGATGAGGACGACGACGGGTTACCACCGCAGACCTATCTGAGCGGTAAACCCAGGGGTTAGACATGCAGGCAGGCAAACTGAACAAGCGTGTGAAGCTGCAGAAGCCTGTGAAAACGCAGAGTCCGGCCACCGGCGCGGTGGTTAATGGCTGGGCTGATGTTGCTGAACTCTGGGCTAACGTTACAGACCTTTCCGCGCGCGATTTTGTGGCCGCACAGGCGGGTCAAAATGAGATCACGACCCGGATCACCATCCGCTGGCGTGAAGATGTCACCGATAAACACCGTATTCTTTACCGCGGACGAGTCTACGACATTCAGGGTGTGCTGGAAGACGATAAAAGTGGTCTGGAATATTTAACGCTTCCATGCTCCCGGGGGGTTAACGATGGCTGATGACATTGATGTTCAGATCACCGGCATTGAGTCGCTGAAGCAGAAACTCAACGAGGTGAATGACGACCTGAAGCGAAAGGGCGGGCGCGCTGCGCTGCGCAAAGCAGGCAACGTTATTGTGAACCAGATTAAGGCGAATGCACTGCGTCTGGACGATCCGAAAACGGCGCGCAGTATTGCAGATAATGCGGCGCAGCGCTGGAACGGGAGGCTGTTTAAGCAAACCGGCAACCTCGGCTTTCGGATTGGCATTCTGCAGGGGGCAAAGCTCAAAAAAGATCCCAGCCTGGCCGCAGATGCACCCACCCCACACTGGCGTCTGCTGGAGTTTGGTACGGAAAAAATGACACCGAAACCCCTTGTTCGCGCAGCGGCAACATCCCGCACTCAGGAGGTGATCGCCACGTTCGCCACCGAGTATGAAAAAAGCATTGACCGGGCGCTGCGACGAGCGCGCCGAAAAGGAGGCGGATCGTGATTGCTCCCCTGTTTTCTGTGTGCGCGGCCAGTCCGGCAGTGCGGGCGCTGATTGGCGATTCGCCCGTGCGACTTTACCCGTTCGGACAGCAGGACAATAGCGTGATTTATCCCTATGTCGTCTGGCAGAACGTAAACGGCGCACCTGAGAACTATTTCGGCCAGCGCCCGGATGCAGATACCTGGTCACTTCAGGTTGATGCCTGGGCGGATACCCCGGATGAGGTGATTTCTGTGGCCGCAGCGCTGCGTGATGCCATTGAACCCCACGCACATATAACCCGCTGGGGCGGGCAGGAACGAGACCCCGAAACAAAGCGCTATCGCTATTCCTTCGATGTTGACTGGATAGTGAAGCGATAACCCCTCAATACACCGGCCCGGCGCCGGTTTTTTTATGCACGGAGAAAACCATGTCTGTACTGACGCAAGGCACTCAGTTTTTTGTGCTCGCCCAGGGCGCGGTAAGTGAAATCGAATGCATCACCAGTTTTTCACCGGGCGGAAACCCGGCGGATCAGATTGAAGACACCTGTCTTTCTGAGCGAAACAGCCGCACCTATAAGGTCGGTCTGCGTACGCCCGGCCAGGCGACGGTGGGTCTGAACGCTGACCCGGAAAACGCCAGCCATATTATGCTGCACAACCTGGCGAACTCGGACGACCACGAAGAACTGACGTTTGCGGTGGGCTGGTCTGACGGCACTGCATCTCCGACGGCAGCCGCCCAGGGTGCAGCAGGTTCAGTGGATGGCCTGACGCTACCGGAAAGCCGCACCTGGTTTATTTTTCGCGGCTATGTCTCTGACTTCCCGTTTGACTTCTCCGCCAATACGGTGGTGACCACTTCAGCAACCATCCAGCGTTCAGGCGGATCGGTCTGGGTACCTAAGGCGGGTGATTAATGAAACTGACTCTCGATGCACTTAAACAGGCCGGGGCATTCACTGGCCGCCCGGTAGAAAAGCAGATCACCTGGCGCCAGGGCGAGGAGGAGTTCAGCGCTACTGTCTTTGTTCGCCCGCTGGGCTATCACTCGGCGATGACGGATGTGATGGCGGCAAACGGGCGCGTGGATGGCGTGGCAGGACGGATCGCCGCGTCCGTCTGCGATGAGAACGGGAAACCGGTATTCACCCCGGCGGACATTACTGGCGAGGCGGACCCGGAACGCGGTGCGCTGGATGGTGCGCTCACTATCGCTCTGCTGTTAGCCATCCAGGAGGTTAACGATCTGGGAAAGATGAACTCAGCGCCGACGATGAATTCTGGTGCGAACTCGTCCTGAATGGTATAGGCGGGCATACCATCGCCCAGGCTCAGGAAGTTCTCAGTTTCCGGGAATTTCAGATATGGGTGAAATACCGTGAGCGTTACGGGAGCCTCAATCCGATGCTTCGCACGGAATGGGCTGGCGGGATGATCTCCAGCACTATCGCCAACATGAACCGTGGTAAAGACGCACCGCCTTTCAGCGTCACTGATTTCACCCTTCACTTTACCAAAACAACGGCCACCACAGACCCCGTCACGCTTGATGAGGCTAAGCGGACCTGGTTTTAAACACTCACGGAGACGGTATGGCAGCCAGATCACTTGGAACCCTGACTATTGACCTGATTGCCAATATCGGGGGCTTCGCGGCGGGCCTTAACCGGGCGGAGCGGCAGTCTCAAAAATGGCGCCGTCAGGTACAGGAGGATGTCCGTC